CCCGCCCCTGTACTCGTCATGGCCGTGGTCGGGCAGCTTGTCCGTGGCCTGGGGCGGGTAGACGACATTTTCAGGATCGCCACCGAGATCCGTCAGAAATCCAGAGACGGTCGGAATCCAGTTGGCGTTCAAGTTGTCTGGATCATTGCCAGCACCAATCGGTGCCCAGTTCTTACCGATGCTCTTCACCGTCGTATTGCCGTCCTTGATGTAATAATTTCCTTTGCCCAGCACCCAGGTGACGTGATCGATCCCATCCGGCCAGGAACTGAAGGTGCCCTCAGGTTTACCGGGTGCATAGCCCCAGGCGTTGAAAACCGAGACACCATCGGCATTCGGGTCGGTAGCGAAGTTTGTCTCCCCGCCTGAAATCGCAACGACGAACCTCGGATCGACGTTATATTTCTTTCCGGCCACGACATGCTCATGAGCAAAGTCCTTCAGCGGTGAAAGCTTCCTGGTCAGGAATCGCTTGATTCCCTCCTCCATGAAATCGGCACTGGAACCGCCGCCCTTTGCGTAGTTCGAGTAGAAGTCGTCAGCATCGGTCTTGCGTACTCTGCTGCTCAACTGCATCGGGCCGACTCCTGCTTCCTTGTTCAGGCCGTGCGTGCCTTTTTCATTGGCAAACGCCAACTCGTACTGATCCCGCGTCAGGACGCCAACACCCAGAACAGCCTGATTGACCGTCGAGGGTGAAGGACGGGCAGAGGTGATCATGCGAGTGAAATCGATCCACTCGATATTGTCCTTGCCGATGTTCATGCCCTTCTCGCGAATGTTCCTGAAATTTGTCTCGTGGTAGGCGATGCTGAGCAGCATGCAGAGGAAAATGTCGAAGTCCCATTCGCCAGCATTGTCACGAGCGGCCTTGTAGAAGAAGTCCGCCCAGGCGTCGTGGTCGTCACCGGGAATGAGCGTGGACAGGAATTTCGTATCGAGCGGATCCTCTGAGCCTTCGTAGCCAGGCTGATGGTCGGGCGTGTTCAGACTGGGTGGCCGCTTGATCAACTGGGGGATCTTCGGCTCTTGCGGGACGCGGCGCGAAAGAGCGAGGTTCTTCTCACGCAGCCGAATTTCCTGCACGTACCCGTCCGTCCCTGCCTGCAACCTCGTGCCGACAATGAAATATTGGCCGAACAGTTCGATCTCCGGAATGCGGATTCGCGCCATGCGGTTGGGCGAGATCATGAACGTCGGGTTGGAGACGACAACCCGGATCTCGATACTGCCGACCTTGCCCTCGTAGATCTCGTTGTACGCCGTCTTTTTCACACCCTTCTCGGTGTGCGACATCGTGTCCTGGATGATCTTGATCGGCCGCCTGACCCAGCCTGAGATGCTGTTGTCCGTGACCTTCTTCGCAAGTTGAAATTTTCCGTTGTGCGCATAGACCCAGACGGAATGAACGCGGCCCTGAACTGACTTGCGAATTTCAAGACCTTCGACCGGAATGTGCTGGCGCTGAACCGCAATCGAGTCCGTCTTCTGCGGCGTGCCGAAGTAGTAACTGGGCATGTCCGTGTAGGCCAGCTTGTTGAGAATCAGCGTCCCGTTGGGGCCGACCCACATGTACGCCTTGTCGTTGCGAACGAGCCGGTACCAGAATTCCCAGTACGTCTCGGAGCCGTCGGTCTTGATGACCTTTTTCCACTTGCTGATGTTGTTGAGGCTCGAATCCGGGAATCCCAGCATCCTCGCCTGGTTGGCAATCACATACTGGGGCTTGACCTTTTTCCATCTGCCCGGCTCGCAAGTGGAATCGAGCGCAAGGGCTGCGTAATCCCGGCCGGTGATCGTGAATGCCCCGTCCTGGTCGTACGTCAGGTCGTCTGCAATTCCCGTCAGGATGTGCCCTGCTGCTCCCTGCTCGGAACTGAGAAGCTGCACACGCACCTCGTTGTCCCGGTTCATCATCGCCAGGTACTCGCCGGTCGGATCGCCAAGCGTGATTTCCCAGGAGTCCGCGTCGTTGTCGAGCGAGGAGTCCACGTAGAAGCTCTCGACCTGGCGGATGATCTTGCTCGTGTAGCGGCGATCCCACTTCGACGTGATCACGACACGAACGTTCGGAAGGGAAGAAATTTCAAAGTGCCGTGGCATTTTTCTTCCTCTTCTGGGCTGGCGGCAAGGCAACGCCATCGACCAACATGTCGAACACAACCACCTGGCGCTCCAGCCTGGCCCTGGGATGGCTCTTCTTCCAGGCTTTGAAATCCTTCACAGCCTGCTGGCGTCTCCTCCTGGCTTTGGCTTTGGCCTCGGGCATCTCAGTACCTGAATTTCACGCCAAGAGGCAGCCGGATGGTGGACAGGTCGTGTGTTGGAATTCCCTGCCGTGAAAAGAACGTGGCGTTCAGGTTCACGATCTGCGGCCACTTGGCCGAGTCGCCGTACACCTTCGCAGCGATAGCCCGGAGCGTGCGGTATTTGCCGTTGACCGTGAACGTCCTGGCGGGTTTTCCTTTTGGCGTCCTGGAATAACGAGGACTGGGAGGAGGAGGCGTACCCGGGTCGTCCTTGACCTTCGGGCCTTCGCCAAGCTTCACCAGCGAGATGTTGTACGTGATCGAGGACGTGCGGTCGTCCTCGGCATGGTCGAATTCCCAACTCTCCGGCAGCACGAACTGCTCTCTTTCAAAAACACCCGGCGCGTAGAGAGTGATGCCACGTCCTGAGTGCTTGCTGCGTAGCATCTGGAGGCAATCGACCATGTGCTGCTGAGCCGTCAGTCCGGGGAACGTGCCCGAAAGGACAATTCTGGCCTCCTCGTAGTGAACCGTCACACCGTCCACGGCCCAGTCCCCGATGTAATGCCGCAAGCCAAGCTGAGCCTGGCCACTGCGGCGGAAGCCTTCGACCCCGATTGGAAATACGTACATCTTCGAGCCGTTGACGAAATACGGCCGGGCATGCCTGAGATTTCCAGGCGTATGCCTTCCCGGTGCATTGACGGTGCCCGGGAAAACAAGATACTTCGCAGGGTCGTTGCTGTTCCTGGCAGCCTTGCTCCCGATTGTAGGTGGAAGCGCCATCTATCTCCTCGTCTTGGCAGCCTTGCCGCCCTGAGTCGGGTGTTTTCCATTTTGCCACTGCTTGTAGCGAAGGTGAACCTTTTTCTGCTCGACCGATCCATCCGGGTGCTTGATCTTGATATTCAAATTCAGAGTGGAGTCGTTCGGGCCACCCGGGCCATATTCGATTCGTGGGTCTGAGACTCCAATTACATTCTTACCCCAGATTGCCTGCGCTCTCTGCAAGTCGTTCATGGCAACCCTGTCCAACTGCCCACCGGCACCTGGGCCTCCCGCAGAACGAGTATGCCCTCCGACGAAGCTGCCGATGGCATGCTCTCCAACACCGAAGAGACGCTTGGCAGTTCTTCCAACCGTAATTGCCTGTGAAATTCCTGGAGTGTGTTCGGCTACCGTTCTTGACACGCCGGGTATCCACTCCATGTTCGTCTTCAGACGATGCATGTCCTGCATGAACTCTTTCAGTCCAAGCCAGCGGCTCATGTCCTCGCCCAAATTTCCATAGCCCTTCGTGCCGCTGTACTGCTTGAGCCAGTCGGGAAGAACTTTCTGATTGATATTGTGCGCCTCGAATGCTCCGGCAACCATGACCGCAGCTTCCCAGCCGAGAGCCAAACTGCCGATTCTGGCAGCCATTGGCAAACGTCGTCCCAACCGTCCGAGGCGTCCTGCCTTTTCAACTTCGCCCGGCGGTACCTTTCCTCCACCAGGCGGAACAGGAAGAGGCTCGCGTCCTTTGCCGCCGATGCCGTACGGATTGAAAAGCTGATTGGTGACGATCACGAAGAACGGGTTGGCAGCCGATCCGTCCGCCTCGGTGCCGGTCAGCGAGCGAACCGTCTGTGCTCCGGCGATTGCACGAGTAGCCCTGCCGCCCCTGAAAAAGGATGCGCCACCGTACAGAGCCAATGCTCCGGCTCCGGCAAGCGTTGCAGCCTTCGTCGCGTCCTTGTGCTCCCTCGTGAATTTCGCAAAGGGATCCACGACGTTGGTCGCGAACCAGTTGAGAATCCCCTCGAAGCTCTGCGAGACTTGAAGCAGCATGATGTTGACCTGATTCGACATGTCTTGCAGCTTTGCCCGGCCACGGTAGTCCTGCCAGGCGCGACTGAAATTCGCCGTACCTTCGAGCGTGTCCTCCTGCGCCCCTTGCATCAACTTCAACTGCTGCTCCAGGCTGGCCACGTCCCCACGCTGGTTCAACTGCCCGGCGAGCACGATGGCTGCACGGATGGCGTGAATGCGGCCGAGGGAGGTTCTCAGGAATTTCATCTGGTTCGGGGCTACCCCCGGCAGGTTCATGCCCTCGGTCAACTGATCCTCCGGAATCTGCTGGATCGTCGTCAGTTGAGCCTTGGTCATGTTCCCTGAAATCTTCCTGAGGAAATCGATCAACGTCTCGTAGATGCCCTTCTCGCGAACCGTGGTTGGTGTAATTCCGATTCCAGTCAACGCCGTACCGGCTGCCTTGGACGCAGGAGTCTCCAGCGACTGGAGCAGGTAGGCCAGTCCACGCATGGCCGTGGCAGGAGTAGCTCCGAAACGCAGAGAGCCGAGGATCAGGCTCATCATCTGGGCCTGCTGTTGCTCGGCCGAGAGGTTGGGTGTCAGACCCTGCTGAAAAACCGTCGAGACGTTCGGGATCGCCTTCACAAGCTCCGGTGCCGCCTTGATTCCGCCCGGTGCCTGCTGGATCAGTGCGAACCACTGACGAATGTTTTCATTTATCGCACTCGGCGTGTTCGAGCGGCCGAATGCGATGTTCATCGTGGTGACAAGCTGCGTGAGATCCTCGATGGGCGTTTGGGTCAGCGTGGCCCCCCTGGCGACCTGAGTGAGAATTCCAGGGATGTCGGCCCTGTCCACGTTCTGCACCGTGGAGAGGAAGTTGATCGCTGCGTTGTTCATGTCGGTGAACGACGTGATCGAGTCCGCCGCTGCGTTCTGAAGCGCACTCCCCAGTTGTGTAATTTCCCTGGTTGAAAACGGCGTTCCACCAAGTGTGGTGCTTCCTGCCCGAGAGCCGATTGCCTGCATGAGGCCAAGCTGAACCTGAACCTCTTTCAACTGACCTACCATGCGAGTCAGACCGAAGACCGCCTGGCCCGCAATCGCGTAGCGAATCGTCGTCCCGATGGCCCGCCACTGCTGGTTCAGCCTGTCGCTCTGGCGGATATTTTCATTCAGTCCGCTCGACCACTGTCTGGAGCCTGCTGCCATCTGCCCCATGACCGCCGTCACCTGGCTTCCGCGAGCGCGGAATTCGGTCATTACGACATTGGTGAGGGTGCTCATATATCTACGTCCACTTCAGGAATGTCAGGTGGCCTTTCCATCTTCTCCAGGGTGAAATCCTCGACCGGGCCGTCAACCGAGGGGTTGTAGACCTGATCCCGAATTTCAGGCGGCAGCTTCATGATGTCGTTGACTGTCTCTCCGCAGACCTCACAGCGGTCTTGATGAAATTTTGGCAGGCAATGGACATGGATCTTCCTCACTCGCTCGTTGTAGTCGATGATCTGATTGAGGTAGACCCAGGTGAGTTGTCCAGGAGTGGCGAGGGCGTAATCGTAGAAAGGAAGCGTTTCAGTGCGTACCATGACCGCCCAGTAAGCACGCTCCAGTCCATTGCCAGCAAGAGTTTTTTTAGCTCATCAAACTCCTCGTCCGGAATTCCATCGAGCGCAGGAGAGGAGCGTGCCGTCATTTCCATGTAGGCGTCGTACACGTCATCGATGTCCGACACCTCCAGGTCTTCGAGCATGTCCTCGACATCGTTGTAGACCCGGGTGCTGAGATCGCTCTCCTCCCGGATTGCACGAACGAGAATTTCCTGGGCCGTGGTGCGATCACGGATGGCCATCCCAGGAAGGTTGTCGTCCGCCGGTACGTCCCGCACCTTCTCCAGCACCTGGAGATATTCCGCCTCGGTGAGCGGAACGATGCACAGACGAATTTCAGGATCGGAGGTCAGGGTGACGTAATCGCACACCGCCTGCCCCAGGCGCATCCGATCCAGCCTGCGCTGCCTGATCTTGTCCCTAGTCGTTTCCATTTGATTGATAGCCGCCAAGCGCCACCTTCTCCTCGGTAAGTGCCCTCACCTCGTCAACGGTCTTCACGGTGTCCCACTGGTACGGGAGCACGTAGAAGACGTTGTTGCAGGAAAGGCAATGGGCCTGGATGAAAAACTCGACCAGCGATCCCGTCCCGTTGATCTCGACACGAATTTCAGGATTGAACTGCTGGCAGTGCGGGCAGACCGGCGGCTTAGTCTCGACCTTCAGTTCGATCTCGTCGTCCGCCAGCTTTTCAAGCGCGGTCACGCCACGTTCGAGAAGCTCTTCCATCCGGTCTGCCATTTCCTAGCCTGCGCCCACGCCCGGCTTGAACGGCGCGGGATAGCCGGGGACGGACACGTCGGCATCGAGCGTGACCTGATCGAGCGTGGAACGGATTGAAATCCGGTTCCAGTTGCAGCCCCTGTACGTCGCGGTGGTATTACCGCGCTTGGTCGTGATCTCGAAGTCCTCCATGCCCCGGAGCAGTTCCTCGTTGTTCATCTCGCCGGTGATGCCCGACTTGAGCAACACGACGGAGAATGAAATCGTGCCCTCGTCGGAGGGCCGCATGCGCCGGAGAACCGGGCCGTTGTAGCCGAACGCTCCCTGGTAGGTGATCTCCTGCCGCACTTCCTCCGACATCTCCTGGACGGCGGTGAAATGCTTGTTCGCCTCGAACGTGATGTCCAGATCGGGCGCTGTGATTCCTGCAAGCCAACCCATTTTTCAGTTCCTCCCTTCCTACACCGGGATCTGGAGATTTCCAGCGACCTTGATCGTGGAAATACCCCGGACGACGATGCCCTCGTAGCCGATGATGACCTGACGGAAATCAGCCGACGGCTCGACAGTGACCTTGTAGCCCAGAGTTCCGTCCGGCTGGACGACAGGATTGAGCCATGCCCGCCGCTCGACCAGCAGAGCGTTGACGCCCGACTGGATCCTTGAGCGAACGGCCTCGGTATTTCCCTGGCGGAAGAACGCGCCGTCGTAGACGTAGTTTTTCACGTCCACGAAAAGCTGATCCACGATGATGCGCGTGGCCAGCGAGTCCCACGCCGTGTTCGTGACGTAGGCCGTGCGAAGATGCGTCGTAGCCACTCCTCCGGCCACACGAGACGGCTGGAGCGGAGAGACGCCGCCCTGAAGCAGATCCTCGAAGTCGTTCAACGGGACGCCTGCCGCGACCTTCCTTCTGAAAACCGGAAGCCCGAAGGCGTCCAATTCGATGGCCAGCAGGGATGGGATGTCCCAGAGATCGAGGTCGTTGGACGGGTCTGCGTTCTTGGCAACCTCGGCCGCAACGGCTGCGGCTGCGAAAGAACCGCCCCTGATCGTTCCCGTGCCGTCGTAGACGCCGGGGCCGACGAGGCATGTCCTCGACGCCGGAACCTGACCGCCCGATGTAATTGCCGTTGCAGCAGTGAGCAGAGCGGCCTTGGTCGTACCCGATGCCATGCCGACGAAGCAGATCTGCTTGTTGTAGAGCAGATCGGCATTGGCGCAGGAGACGCTCAGAGCCACGATGTCGGCCTGAACCTCGGAATCCGTGAGTCGAATGCGAATGTTTTCATCCGACTCCAATTTCTCCCAGGCCGCCTGACGCTGTGCGAGCGTCGGGGTAGTCGCCTTGGCCGATGC